CCCCTTTGGGGGTGTCTGAAGAATCAGCGATGGTTCTTCTTGATAATCACTAGCTAGATAGCAGAAAAGACTAACCCAACCATGGGATTAGTCCGCAATTGGTCTAGTGATAGACCTTATCTACTAGTTTCTAATGGAGGATCGCAATATGGCAGAATACTATACACGCGTTAGACGTCGGATCACGCCGGTAAAGAAATCCGGTTCCTTGAAAGTAGGTGGGTTTTTCCCCATGACTACTCAAGGTGGTGTTCCGACAGGCATTTGGAGTCCTGTTGAAATTAAAAAACAGTTCTTCAACTACCAAGCACCTTATCTCAAAGCTGAGATAACCCTTGATCGTGATGATCATAAAGGGCCCCCTTATTATGAGGGAGGTGACTTTAAGAATCTAACTGCAACGTATACGGACCCCTACGATGGGGTATTTGGAAAAGGAACGTACTATAAATCCGATGGGATGGAAAAGTACGTTGGTGGCTGGTCGCCACCAAGTGATTCGCTCTTTGGGGATATGGGTATTTCTAATCCCAATACCTTCTTGAACGGAATCACCTTCTTTCCAGATTTGTCTGCCTACGGTGCCCGGGCTTGGAATAAATGCAAGCCTAAGATTGAGTTCGCCGATGCCTATGTGTTCCTTAAGGAATTCAAAGACTCGGTTCGTATGGTGAAAACAACCGCCAAACTTATGTCAGACGTGTACACTAAGACTTTAACTAGTGCATTGCGTCAAAACATGCGTCGGGGCGGACATGGTATCATTGAGCGTCATTTTCAGCGACGTCTCCGTGCTGCTATGAACACTAAAATGATGAGTCCCCGCTATGTGGGGGATCAGTTTCTCAATCGCCAATTTGGTTGGCTACCCTTCCTCAGTGATATACGCAAATTTTCTAACGCGTACGATCACTTTATTGAGATTAACGCTCGACTTACTGAGCGTAATGGTCAATGGAGAAGGCGTAAGGTCACCGTTGAAACTGGAGATACGACTAATAAGATATCTTCGGGCACCGGGTGTTCTTTAACACCTGGTATCCTTAGTACCCATTGGTCGCATTATTTTACCGAAGAGCCTACCTGGGAGCTGAATGAACGTATTGAATACGTCGTATCAGCTGTCGGAAGCTATCGGTATTATCTCCAGGAATTTGATCAGAATGATCCTGACTATGAGTCAGAGTGGTACCGAATGAGACGTCAATTAGACATCTTCGGCGCCCGCATCTCTCCGATCAATGTGTATAGAGCGATACCCTGGTCTTGGGCTAATGATTGGCTCAACAACTCATCTACCTACCTTGAGTATGTAAGTGACGCGTTGATGAACAATCTAGCCGCCAAGTACTTTTACGTCATGGGGCACTGGAAAACGACGCGAACGTTTATTCAACGTTTACCGTTGTTCACCGGGCCCGTAACGCTTAGCTTCGAACGAGTAATCGAAACGAAGCAACGTCTTGGCGCGGGTAGTCCATTCGATTTCAACCTGCAGTGGAGTGGTTTATCTCCACTGCAACTAGCTATCGCTGGTGCTCTGGCTGTTACCCGAAAGGGTTTCAAGTAGGCCCAGCGATTATCTACCATTGTCCTTGTCAAATGCGGCTTCTCTAAGGATGGAAGTCGTATCGACAATGGTTAACCCGTCCTTTTACTTAAGGAGAGTCAACTATGGCGTTTTCCGATCCACAATCAATCACTGTCAATTCTGTTGCTCAGTCTATGCCAAGAATTGAGACGAGTGCTCGCAAGAGCATTTACCAGAAGAACGATCAAACGTTCACACTGGAAATCTCGCACTTGACAACTAACGCAGGGCGCGTTCGCTCCCTGGCGAAGTTTTCTGAGCGTGCAGTTGTGACGAACCCGTTGGATTCAACCAACGATTACGACACGCTGTCCATTCAGATGGTTATCGATAGACCCTCTTTTGGGTTCTCGATGACTCGTTTGGAACAGGATGTAGCCGGCTTTGTAGCTTGGCTGACAACCGGTAACGTGGATAAACTGTACGGTCAGGAATCGTAAGATTCCCATCGTACCTTTTGCAGAATAGGAGATTACCATTATGGCAACCTCTGTAACTAAGAAATCTAAAAAGATTTCTTACTTTACCATCTTTTCGTTAGTGTCTGCATTAATACCGCAGATACTAGAAGCTGTTAACAAGGGACAGGAAACTGTTCACCTTGTCATTAGCAACAATAAGGCAGTCAATAGCTTAGATGCTAGTGTTCTGTCTATTTCGAGTGATGGAGTTGTAGACTTTGCGACGGAGAACCCGTCAATAAGTCGTCAACCTGCAAGATAGGTTTATCCTATCTTATCCTCGTGTTTTCACCGCGTTTGTGATGATTGGGAACAGTTGTCACTCACGTGAGTGAGGGACAACTGGGAAGTACGCGTAGCTTGATGTCTACCCCCAAATATGGAGGAGGCATGAAAAGCAACGCAAGTGACTATCTGCAAGTAGCTACAGCTATCTATAAAGATGCATGTAGCAAATGCACCGCTGATGTCTCTGATTTTCGTGATCTCGAGGTTATCGAGACACGGACTAAGCACGAAGGATTATCATTTTTAACGATAACCCTACCCAATTTTTGCAAAGACTTCGAGAGAAGTCTAGCGATTGGGTATATTGACTCAACATTCTTCAGATCTTTCTCGAAGAGTGGATCAATCCCTGCCTTTTTGCAAGGTATGATCAGTCATGTGTTTAGTCGTGAGACAGGAAGGTTAAATCATGAACATACCCCCGATGTATTATCTGGAGGCGTTTCAAGTGATATTCCTACTATTGTTGAATCTGTACGGCAAATTTGCCTTACGTTCAAAAAGTTGGAAATTGATTGTGCCCCCAAAAGGGTCACAGCCACGCTTGAATCGTTCATTGAAGTTGAGGCCTCTTTTGAGCCGCTTTCGATCCCCGATGAACAATATTACGATTTTTGTGATATTGCTCATATGCTCTGGGACGATATGGTACGTCCTTTTCGGATTAACCAAATCGTTCCTCGGCATGGACCCGGGGCTACCGCCGAGAAAATTTCTGGAAACAGTAAATTTAAATGGCGGCGATGGCATGATCGTCTTGAGCCTTACTTTCCTTTGGTGGATACAGCGTTCCCTCTTGGGACGCCTGTAGATGCCAAAGAGCTCAAGTTAACCACGATTGTGCCAGAAACTGAAGAACAACCCGTTCGGGTTACTCCAGTTCCAAAAACGCTCAAAGGACCCAGAATTATTGCAATTGAGCCTGCTTGCATGCAATATGCACAGCAAGGTATCAGAGACTGGCTATATGCCCGTCTTGAGACCTACCGATACTCTCGGGGCCACATAAATTTTAGTGACCAGAGAGTGAATCAGAGGCTCGCAATAAGTTCGTCGAGAACAGGTCGATTAGCAACGATCGATTTGTCTGACGCAAGTGACCGAGTTCCTCGGGATCTTGCGCTGGAAATGTTTCGCGCTAACCCAGATCTTCTGGGTGCTATCGAAGCATGTAGATCGACGCGAGCGGAGATGCCAGATGGCCGAGTAATCGGTCCATTGAACAAATTCGCTTCTATGGGTAGTGCTCTCTGTTTTCCGGTTGAAGCGATGTACTTCTACACAGTTTGTGTAGTCGCTTTACTCCGGGCACAGGGCCTTCCTGGAACGGAGAAGAACATTTTAAATGTATCTTCTCAAGTTTACGTTTATGGTGACGATATTATCGTTCCATCTACGTATGCGGTGATTGTTCTCGAGTACCTACAAAAGTACAATTGTAAGGTAAACCTCAATAAGACTTTCTTAACTGGAAAGTTTCGAGAGTCATGTGGGGTAGATGCATACGATGGTAAGTTAGTTTCACCAACCTACCTACGTCGTGTGCGTCCTGAGAACAAGCGGCAAGCTTCGCAAATTATCTCATGGGTCAGTACCGCTAACCTCTTTTATTTACGAGGTTATTGGCGGACTGCTCAACTCCTCTACGATGTAGTGGAGAAGATCATAGGGAACCTTCCTTATGTTTCTGAGAATAGCGAAGGTCTTGGGCGTATCTCCTTTATGGATGAGTTTACCACAGGAATGTGGAACAACAAGATGGGCCTTTTAAGGTACCATCCTATGAAGCATCGTTTCGAAGTGAGAACGATGGTTCCACGGCCAGTGTTCCGAAAGGATCCACTGTCCGGATACGCCGCTCTACAGAAGTCCTTGGCCTCCCTTTCTCGTCAAGCTGACGAGTGGGCTGTCCGAGATGCTTCTCATTTAGAGCATTTCGCACTGCACGGCGCAGTTGCATTAAAACGCCGTTGGGTGCCGGCCACGTAAGTGCCGGCTCCGGGTAATTCCCCGGTGGGTGCCTATATATGTCGAAAGGCATATACGCAGTGC